GCATTGTTCCTCAGTGGCCGTCATGCCTTTAACAACACGCCTGCCATCGATAACGGTCACGCCGTGACATAAAGACCAGACACCACCCGGATCAACAACGGCCACCAGCGCATTACCTTCTTTCTCGCTGATGAATTGGTCGAAAATGAGTGGAGCAGATGCACCTGACGCGATTAGCGCCAGCACTGCAGCGCTGAGCTTAGACTTATTCGACATTATTCACCCCGCGCAGCTTTGCGGCGATCCGCTTTGATTTGGAAGTACAGACTTGTTAACCACGTCAGCAAACCAAACATGAGGCTACCGAGCACACCAATGGCCGCCCATTGAGATGGGGAGACTTTATCGAGGAGCTGAAGCAACCAGTATCCGGTCCCCCCTCCCGATGCGCCGTATGCAATACCCGTCGTGATTTTTTCCATTCGATACATGCTCTCACCTCGCTACGTTGCGGGTGTCCAGTTGAGGTAATAAAAAGGGCCGCGATAGCGACCCAAGCTTTTATTCCCCTGCCAGCTGCCTTACCTCACTTACCGTCTGGTTGAAACGTTCCTCTTCCAGTTCTACGCCGATAGCCTGGCGGCCCAGTTCAATGGCTGCTTTAACAGTTGATCCCGAGCCCATAAAGAAATCAGCTACCACATCGCCGGGCCTGCTGCTGGCGTTGATGATTTGCCGCAACATATCAGCGGGCTTTTCGCACGGGTGTTTGCCTGGATAGAACTGGACGGGTTTATGTGTCCAGACGTCTGTATAGGGCACG